CCTCGTAAGGGTATTTCTTTCCCTGTACCGTGATCTCGATACCGTTGGCGGTGAACAGCGACGGTTTCTCGGTCGTGTACCAGAACATCTCCACCATATCCGACACACTTACCGCATCGGTAGCCTCGTTCACGCTGGTATTGTACATCTCAATCCGGGAGATGCCGGTGGCAGGGTGTTTCATTGAATTCCACTGCTCACGGGCGGCGGCATACTGTTCCTTCAGTTCCTCCAATGTGGGGAGGGAGTCGATGTTCGCGTTGATGAATTCCAAATTCGGACGGCTTGTATCTCTCTTTGCCGTAATATTCTGCCCGGTGAAACCGAAACGTTTCTTCAATACCTGGCTCTGGAAGCGGTAGAAAATGTTCTCAATCGTCTTAGATTCGCCATTATACGGAGCTGTCGGGCGGTGGATACGGCTGATCTTCGAGAAAAGGCCCAGCGCCGCGTTCTTCTTATGACCGCCCTGGTTGTCGCACACGATCTCGTAGGGTTTGTGCCGGCTCGTCTGGATAGCCATGCGGAAAGCATGGTACTGGGCGATATAGTCCTCGTTGTCGCTGATGTAATAACCGAGCAGGACTTCACTATAGGCATCCACCACCTCGTACACGCTTGTAGTGCACTTGTTTCCGTTCTCGTCACGATAGTAGAGGTTCAGCTTCGTGCCGTCGCCATACCAGAGGCTGTCACGACGGCCCGGAAGGATGGTCCGGTGCTTGCGGTCATAACGCTGGTGTGCCTTCATTCCCCATAAACGGCATCGTACCACAGAGGTTCGACACGCGGGCTGTTGAACCATTCGCGGAGGCTGCGGGGACTCTTCAGGGGCTTCCAGCCACGTTCCGGAGCGACACGGTTGTACTCCTCGAAGATCTCCATGTCAGTATAAACCGGAACGCGGCTGCGTTTCAATGCTACAAGGTAACGCCCGCCGTCCTCCTCGATCTTCAGCGTGTTGCTGTTGCCGTATTTACCGCTCACAAGCACACCGTAGTTGTCGGGACGGAACTTGTTTATCAGGGCTTTCAAACGCCCCACACTGCCCGGAAGACTGTGCCCGTACACCGGACGCCATTCCTCACTCGTGACAAGCAGAAGTTCCCAAAGGTTACGGCGGAAACCGGTCAGCTTGTTATTGGATGAACTCAAGCGTTTGAACTCTTCCATCAACGCGTTCAGCACCGAAGCGTTCCAGGTGTATTCCTTCTTCACATCCTCGGGAAGAGCGACCATCTCACCGTTCTTGTCGTAACGGTAATCCTCGAAAAAGTTCTCGGCCTTCTCGTCTTTCTTCACTATGTTACGGATCATTTCCTGTCTCATTTGTTTCTCGGGTTCGCCATGACGCTCAACCCAACGTTTCTTGTATTTCTCGGGAAGGGAGGAATAGGCATACAGAGCCGGATTATTTTCACCACCGCCACGGGAAACGACATCCAGTTTTTCTCGGGACAGCTGGCTATTCAAAGTGCCTTTGGGCATTATATCCAGCAACTCTTTGTAAGTTACACACAATATATTATCAAAGTATTCCATCTCCCAGCTTGATTATCAATCCTCTAAATCATTCAAAGGGACATGCTTCTTCAGCAGCCGCACGGAGATCCCGAAATTCAACACTACGAGAAGTTCCAGCAGCGGATTAATAAAAAAAATAGAGAGCAGGATCCCGAAACTCATACAGAAGTAAAGCACGCAAAAGCGCTGTTTTCGTTTCAGACGAGCAAACCAGTGCAGCTGGTCGCTGAACAATGTCATCAAATCATTTTTCATGGCTACTTGTATTTTGAGGATTACCACCTACTTTGGATCCACCGCGCTCAATGGCGAGCTTACGAATGGAACGGGCCAGTTTGCTGTTCTTACGGAAGGCAAGCGCATGACTCACCATCACGTTTGTACAGCCCATCAGTTCGGCAATTTTATTCACCTCACCGTATTCTACAACTATTCGTTCTTTCATACTATCTAATATTTAAATTATCGTAGTGGGCAGTCGCGGATTCGAACCGCGGACCATAACCTCTCCATTATAGGAGTTTAGTTTGTTCTACCAGCTGAACTAACTGCCCGAGAAAATTATTAAAGCTCCTTTATCGCATCCTCCGGAACACATATTACAGTCCAAACCTGACCATTTTTCATATAATCGATATTATATTCCCGCACGAACGTACAAATGTTATAATCCCAGTCACGAACTATACCATCAATGATCTCACCATTTCTCTTGGTGATTCTCACACTTTGTCCCTTTTTAAATTTTACTTCCATTTTGCTTCTTTTTAAATTCTCATTGTTACCTCAAGCCTTTTTTGTAGCTTTGGGGCGTGTTTAAACTTTAATCACGTGGCAAATATAGTCTAAGTTTCTTAGACAACAAAGTGTTAATCCAAATAATTTAGATTTATGAGCGTTTTTTCTAAGAATCTTAGATATCTAAGGGAGAGTAGGGGACTTAAATTAGATGAATTTGAGTTTCTGGGCATCAAAAAAGGTACAATGTCAAACTATGAACTGGGTAATACAGAACCTAAATTGAGTTTGTTATGTGAAATATCTAAGTTTTTTAGAATATCAATCGACGACTTTCTTTTAAAAGATATAGAAGCCGAAAAAATTACACCAGTAGTAACGGAAACAGCTCCTCCAGAAACAGCTAACAATAATTTTAGGGAGCTTCTGGATGTTTTAAGGGAAAAAGACTCCACCATTCGAGAAATGGCAGAGGAAATAGGGATGCTCAAACAGACAATTACACAACTTAAACAGGACAAGTCGGGGCGTGTTTCGGATGCAAGCGATTCTACGGTTGCCAATGCCATCTAAAACGTGTTTTATGGGGAAAGGGAGGTAAAAACAGTTAAATCACTATTTTACAGCAGAATATATAAAAATACAGGGGAGTAAATAAATATTATCTATATACAATTTACCCCCTACAATATTATAAAAACCGATGAATACCAAATAAAAAAAAGATATTTCCCCGTTTTATTAGAACAAAATAGGCACAAAAATGAATAACCAAATGAATAAGCAATCAAAACATTTCGTTTTTGTAATAGCTTAAATGAATAACCAAATGAATAAGCAAGTGAATAACCTTTCCACTTTTTAAGACGTTCAAAGCGTTCAAACGGATAAATACAGCCTTCCATCATAGTTTGACACTTATAAGGGCAAAAAAAGCCGCTTTTGCGGCTTTTAATTGCGTTCTAAGGCATTTTATCCCTTTCTGGTACATGTTATCAAGCGAGACTGAATAATCATTGCACGTTTCGTGTATTTGGCAATGTCATCAACCAGTCCAGCATGTAAAAGACTACTCTTAGTGATTCCGACCTGTTTCTCCGTCAGAGTTTCAAAAATGGCCGATATACTACCAAAGTAGATGTTCTTTTTCTCAAAAATCAAATGTACATGGATAACTTTACTCATGATATATAGTATTTATTTCACTGCAAATATACCAAATATCAGCTATATGGAATAATTTTAATAAATAAAAATAGGAGAGAAGCGAAGCGCTCCCCTACTCCACTTGCATAAATTACACCATTTGGTTATCTTTGTATATGGAAGTATGGCCTGGGCAAAGCATCGGAGTGAAATAATACCATACTGCCTGAATTCTCCCCTAATCCACTCCTAATGTAAAGAGATTCATTTGAACGGCGTTCAAACAAGGTTCAAATGTAAGCTCGATGTAAAGCGATGTAAACGCTTCGTTTTTCCACCCAGCTCACTCCTACCCCGTTCTAACGCTTTGAAAACCAAAGCAATCAGATATTTTCAGACCGACCGAACTTTGACACGCATCGTTTCTCCCCCCTTATAATGTATATATTTTTGGTTAGGTTAAACTGATTATTGACAACACACAAGAGAATTCTCAAAGAAGATGATACATCTGCTTGAAAATCGGAAAGGAATACTGCTGTGAATAGTGAAACAAGTCAGCAGATAGTTCCTGTTAAGAAATAATAGGGTAATTTAGATGAATCCACTGAACCAATGTACATGCACGCAGCAAGACTTACAGAAAGTCGGTATTCCTGCAAGAAAAAGATTAGCGTTATGTAGGGATATTCCTAAAATAATAAAATTTAAGGCAACTAATTCATTGCGAGTTAGTTGCCTTTTTTGTATCTTTAAGCATTCCCCCCAAAAAACGGTTTGACGGCCAAAACGGGGGTAATTAAAAATAAAAACACATGGTAAAGATACAAAAAATCTCAGAAATCGAACCTTGTTTAGGTTTTACCGAGTTCGATATGCTTAAAAAATATCGTCAAAGTTTTGCAACGAGTGAATTAGGTCGCCTCCATTCTCTGTTCCCTTTCTCGGAACTGGCCCGACAAATGCATTTGAAGTCCTCTCCTTTTGGGCGTAAAAGTTATTTTTCTCCCGAAGGTAAAATAGCCTTGATGGTCTTGAAGTCCTATACCAACTTTTCCGATGCACAACTGATTGAGCATTTAAACGGTAATATTCATTACCAGTTATTTTGTGGTGTTCAGATTGATCCGCTTCATCCACTAACCAATCCTAAAATCGTTAGTGCAATTCGTCAGGAACTAGCGGATCGCCTTGACGTTGAGTCCCTCCAGCTCATTCTTGCCGAGCATTGGACACCTTATCTTGAGAACCTTCATGTCTGTATGACCGATGCCACCTGTTATGAAAGTCATCTGCGTTTCCCTACTGATACCAAACTCTTATGGGAAGGTATTGTATGGCTTCATCGTCATCTGTGCAAACATTGCCAGACCTTGCACATACAACGTCCCCGTAACAAGTATCTTGATGTACGCCGTGCCTATCTTGCTTATAGCAAACTGCGTAAACGCAGGAAATCACAGACTCGTATGATTACACGAAGGTTACTTCAGTTATTGGAAAAGTTACTTGACCAGCTGGAGCTGCTTCATTCATCCTACAGGAACAGGCTTACACTATCCTCTGATTACCAAAGACGTTTCTCGGTCATACAGACAGTCCTTGAGCAAGGGAAGAATTTATTTGCAGGCAAAAAAGTGTCCAACCGTATCGTGAGTATCGACCGGCATTACCTTCGCCCCATTATCAGAGGCAAGGAAACCAAATCCGTTGAATTCGGAGCCAAAGTCAACAATATACAGATAGACGGAATCTCCTTTATAGAACATATCTCCTTTAAGGCTTTTAACGAAGGAGTACGTTTGAAAGACTGTATTCATCTGCAACAACAACTGACCGGGGTTAGGGTTAAGGCGCTTGCGGCGGATTCAATCTATGCCAATAATGCCAACCGGAAATTTTGTACAAAATATCATATAAGTACTTCCTTTAAGCGTAAGGGCAGAGCTGCCAAAGATGAGCCGCTTCGGAAAATCTTACGGTCGGAACTCAGCCGTGAAAGAGCTACCCGCCTGGAAGGAAGTTTTGGAACGCAGAAACAACATTACTCACTGGCCAGGATAAAAGCTAGAAACAGGAAAACGGAAGTACTTTGGATTTTCTTTGGGATACATACAGCCAATGCGGTATGTATGATAGAAAAGGTCGAAAAGAAAAAAAGAAAGGCAGCATAATCTAACTAAAATAACAGGAAAAACAGGAGAGGTTTTAACTTCCCCTAAAAAAGACATGTACATAATGCATGGGTGGGAAGGAAAAAATAAGAATATGTAAACAATATTCTACAAAAAAGATAGAAGACTGGGAGAGTTGAACGAAAAAATCAAGAGAAAAGCTCACGTAAAGCAAAGCTTTTCTCTTGATTTTTTAGAAAGAGGAACATTTACTGAATATCCCTAATTATATAGCGTAGGGCAACGCCCTACGAAAAAAACACATCAGCCACAAGCCCTGAAAGGGCGGAACCGTATACA